CGAGAGCATAATCTTGATAAATGAAACATTGGTGATGTTGATCAGACGACCGTACATAGGAAACTCCTTGGTAATCTCGGTCGTCTTTTCCTTGACGATGTTGTTGTTCCAGTTGGGAACTTCGCGCAAAAGTTTCTGAAACTGAATGAGTGGCTGGTAACCCTTGCACATCACCTCAGCGTCGACATACAATTGATAGAATGACTGATTCATGTGAGGAATCATAACCATGCAGAGCTTATACAGAAATTCCCGCTTGGCTTCTACGAGAGAATCCATTTATATTCAAATTACTTTTTCTTTCCACGAATTTCACTCGCCACCTTTTTGAGATTGACGAGTGTCGGAAACATCCCTGGGTCGTCTGGGGGTTCTTCTATATGTTTAGTCCTTTTGAGAATCCATGTGACGTATAGGTTAGAACCACCCAATTCCTTGACTGTATAGCCGAGCAGTCGAAGTTGACGGCCCATATATGCCGTTGCGATATCTATATTATACATTGGATAGCCGACAACCAGTGGAGGAACTGATAAGAAAACTTGCGGATCGCCAACCTCAACGGCGTAACGAATTTTCTTATCAAACTGTTTGAGAATCTCGCGGAATGTATCTTTCCGCACCCTATCCTTCTCACCTTGGATTTTTTGGATGTCCTTTATGGACAGCATCCTACTTTATGCTTTTGAGAGTTTCCAAGACTGCTGCACGCACATCTTGAAACTTGGCGTACACGTCAGGCTTGAAAGCCTGAAATGGGCCATTACGGTCAGGCTGAACCTGTTCAGTCATTGAAATAATTTCCACCTTGCCGTTGTTCAACTTACCGACGACATCGTACTGAATACCGAAGAAACCGCGCAGGTTGATGAAGAGCATCCGGGCGCTGACGGTTCCATCTGGAAGCTGATTGATGAAGATGGTCTCGATAGGAAAGATGTCTGGGTGCTTGGCCCGAATTGTGTTTGCGAGCTCCTGAATCACCCCTTCTGGGACTTGTGTCTGGGACTGAGGTCCGACATATGGATCCTTGTCACGCCAGACGAGCAAGGCCAGTACCGCAGCGGCTCCTAGCAAGAGTACATTACTCATATTACTCTTACGCGTTAAATTTTTTTTAGAGAAATCATCCCAAGTCTTAACATGGCCACACTGGTGTATTCAGACCGATGTGCTCATAGCATGGAAATTATAAATTTTATTCAGTCCAACCCAGCACTGAAGCCATTATTACGTTATCACAATATTACGAAACAGGGTATACCTAACAAAAGCATAAAGCGTGTACCAACTCTTGTGACGACGGACAGTAAATTGCTCGTCGGCGCAGAAGTTAAACAATGGCTCATTTCTATGATGCCTTGTGAATTTGAAGAGTATGAGGGATGGGGACCAAGTACAGCCAACCTGGATAATTCAGAGCCAGATTCGTTTTTCAATCTAGATGCTTACGGTGAATCACTCAAGCCAAACATCAGCCCGGAACTCCAAGCCCGGATCGACGCAAGCGTCAGCGACGCGTATGCATCATTGCCAAAACACTAAACTTTTTTATAAAAAAACTCGTAATACCACGAATTAGGTGTACGGTATATAAATGGTATGTTTTGGTTACGCACTAAAGGCCGAACCACAGTTTGTCCATTCATGTTTTGAATTCTGTTCGAATTCATATTACCACTCTTAAGAATTGCTGCATTTGTAAATGTTTTGTCTTTGACCGAAAGACCGAAATCTATGAAAGAGAATATGAATAGTCCATCGGATACGTTTTTCCTATAAAGTATATTACCCGGATGCAAGTCTCCGTGACGCACTCCTGCACCGTGTAATAGTCTCATGAAATTTCGGATATGTTCGCATGCAAGATTTACATAGCCAGGATTACGTTGTATAAATTGATTAAAATCACCATGCTCAGTAAACTGGTCAGGTGGATAAAAAAAGTCGGTCATTACGACTACACTTAAACTTTGATTATAGCCGGGGGTGTATCCTCTGAAAATTTGCCCTAGTACAGCATTATCAGGTACTGTAATCACCCCTTCAAATACAACATCAATTTTTGTCACACCAACTTCTCTTGCTTTTACTAATCCACGGATTTCATTTTGATGCATTTCGATAGCCGTACCTCCATTCGTTTTCATAGGCAGTAAAGTGATTTTCACAAGCAGTTCTGGTCTAGCATCCAGTCTGAAAACGGCTCCCCATACAGATCTGCTCCCAACCTTTCTACCTATGGTACCATAAGTCCATGCTGGTTGTGAAGTTATCAGAGATTTAAGCCACCGAGTAGCCGAATAAGGTATATTCTGATAGGCTACACCGGCCGCATTTAAATTACGTGTCGAAAATTGCTGAATAATAAGCCTGTCGACTATTGGATCTCTCGTATACTGAGCAGGTGTTCCAAAAACAAATGGAACCATCGCCTTGTAATAAGTCTCAATCTGATCATCACTTATACCCATTGCTCGAAGTCCCTCATTAATTACAACTTGATAAGTTCCACTCAAAAGATTGTAACGGACATTTGTACCATTCTTTTCCATTTCACCCGCACCCACAACAACCATGTTTGGCCTTCTATTTTTTATCATAAAATGCTTTGAACCAAACTCAAAATAAGGATTTACTTTTACATAACTCGCACTATAATCATTCAGATTTGTAATGTTGACAGATACTATCCATAAATATATTCCATCTTCTGTTGGAAAATTCGTAAGTCGTCTTGCATTTCTGGCATTAAATCTTGAAAACACTTGTCCATTGGCATTTACTAAACGCGGTGAGATGTTTACATTTCTTGGAGCTCCTCCTCCATTGGCCGGAAATGCATTTGGTCGTGATGATATACGTATGATCTGTTGAGACAAATCCATTAATCTATATAAACATTTTAATCGTATATTTAGTAATGAAACTTCGAACGATCCAAGCGGTCGCTATCAAGAGTGTTTTCGAAGTCTTGAAGGATATTATCAATGACGTGAATCTGTATTTTGATGAGGATGGTGTTCACATCATCGCACTGGACATTGCGAGGACGGCACTGGTCCACATGACCCTTGCGTCTGAGAATTTTGAAGAGTACGACTGTACATCTCGTGTCATCGCTGGTATGAATATGGCAAATACATACAAGCTGCTCAAGTCCGTAACGAATAACGACACGCTCGAGATGAGCATCACGACCGGTGAGACGCTCGAGATTATAGTCCAGAATCAGACTAAAAGGTCATCATCCAAGTTTAACCTGAAGCTTCTGGACATTGACGAGGACCTGCTCGAGAGTCCGGATCTCGACACTGACATCATCACCACTTTTCCGGCGGTTGACTTTCAGCGAATCTGTCGCGACATGGGAAATCTGGCTGACGATATCAGCATTTTCCGCGATGGAAATATGCTCGAGCTAAGTTGCCGGGGAGACTTTGCCGACCAGAGTACATCGATCGAGTGTCCGGATGATATCGAGGGACGGGTCGGAAATACATTCAGCCTCAAGTATATCAATCTGTTTACAAAGGCGACGAGTATGTGCAGTAGTGTCCAGCTCCTCCAGAATTCTCAGGATGATTCGCTGCCCATCATTCTGCGCTATACAATCGCCAATCTAGGTGATATGAAGTTCTATTTGTCCGCAAAGGCGACTGACAATGACGAGATTTAAAGATAGATGACTTATAATTTATATGGAAGCAGTTTATCAAAATCGAATGAAAGATTTTATAAAAGAACCCGGTCAAGAGGACGACATGATAGAGTATATGCTTTCGGCCGCCCCCTTTATCAAAGAATACTATACAGAAAGAAAGGTTGAGGATACGGGCCAAAAGAGCTCGTTATTCAAAAGCCGCAAAATTGGTACACAACGAAAGGACATTTATGAAAAGTACATGTCGGCCATCGAGAATGAATCGTTTCCGGTTCACAAGTCTATACCAATAAACCCTTGCAAATATTGTGACTCGGTCGAGTTTACGATGGATTCGGCCGCGAGTGACGAGATTTGTCTGCGGTGTGGTATTACCCGCTACGTCCAATCTGATGAGGTTGGTTTCAAGGAGGAACAAGAGATTGAGAAGAATATCATATACACGTACAAGCGCGAAAACCACTTTAATGAGTGGGTCGCCCAATTCCAAGCAAAAGAGTCTACTAATGTACCGAACGAGGTCATCGAACAGATTCGCTCAGAATTCAAGAAGCAAAAGATTAAGGATGTTTCTGAGATTACACACTCCAAAGTTCGAGCACTTTTGAAGAAACTCAATATGAACAAGTACTATGAGCACGTTCCGTACATTACGACAATCCTAAACGGCATTAAACCTCCAACCATGAATCAAGCCATGGAGGATAAACTTCGGCTTATGTTTCACCACATCCAAAAGCCGTTCGAGAAACATAGACCAATTGATCGAAAGAATTTCCTAAGTTATTCTTACGTTCTGTACAAGTTCTGCGAGCTTTTGGGTGAGGATGACTACCTTCCTTGTTTCCAACTCTTGAAATCTAAAGAAAAGTTGTACAAACAAGATCAAATTTGGAAAAAGATTTGTCACGAATTGTCGTGGGAATATATAAAGACAATATGAGGCTAGCGAGTGGCTACCGTGAAACGACCTTTCTTTATTTTAGCAGGGAGTTTTAAGTTAAATTTAACATTAGGTTTCTTTTTGGTGCTTGGCTTTGTTAAGACATTTTTGTTCGCCGCGACAGTCATACCTTGTATAAGTATAGCCTCGGCAGCATTCTCGGCCATATTAAGGATTTTCTTTTGCTCTTTGGTCGGAAACATATATGCTTCGCGTAACGTCTCCAGTTTCAGAACAGCCTTTAGTAGGTTGTTCGGCATTTACTATAACCTTAGAAATTAACCAGAGCACGAGACACAACCTTCCTCCATCCGACAGACTGGACCATTGGTCGAGCCATACTTTGTCGGATCGAGCGTAAACTGAACCGGCTTGGCCTTTGGGCGCGTACGCAGATAGTACATACCCGTCTTGAGTCCAAGCTTCCACGTATACATGTGAATGCTTGACAGCTTCGAGGTGGATACATTCTCGACAAACAGATTCATCGACTGCGACTGGTCAATGTAGGCGCCGCGATCGCGCGCCATCTCAACGATCGACTTTGGTGAAATCTCCCAGGCTGTCCGGTAGATTTCCTTAATCTTATCAGGGACATTCTCAATCTGCTGGATGCTTCCACCGTTCGCGATGATGTTATCCTTGATATCCTTGTTCCACATGTTAATCTGGCGCAGATCCTTGACCAGGTGCTTGTTGATCATCACAAACTCTCCCGCAAGTGTCCGCCGCAGGTACAAGTTGGTAGTATAAGGCTCGAAGCACTCATTGTTGCCCAGAATCTGGGCCGTCGACGCTGTAGGCATTGGTGCTACCAGCAGAGAATTGCGCAAGCCCCACTTGACAATATCATCCTTGAGACTATCAAAACCATGCCTTGTAATACCCCACAAGTCAAACTGGA